ATGGCAAAAGCAATAATTGCAGATATAGCCAGAATGATCATTAAATTAATGGTTATGAAAATGCTAGAAAGTACTCTAGGTATGACAGGTTTTGGAAAGTTTTTAGGTTTGGGAGCAAGAGATGGAGGTATACTAACTCCTACCGGAAAAGTACCTGGTGCAAGAGATGGAGGGATTTTTTCAAAGGGAGCAAAAACACAAGGATACTCAACAGGTGGGGTAGCTAGAGGTTCTACATCAGGATATCCTGCAGTTCTTCATGGAACAGAAGCTGTAGTCCCTTTACCCAATGGAAATTCTATCCCAGTAGAAATGAAGGGTAGTGGCTCTACTAATAATAATATAGTTGTTAATGTTTCTACTGACGGACAAACTTCTAAGAGTAATAGTACTGGTCCAGATATGGATAAATTAGGTGCTGCAGTTGCACAAGCGGTTCAATCAGAATTACAAAATCAAAAACGATCGGGTGGAATCTTGAATCCATATGGAGCAGCTTAATGACAATAGGATTTATATATACAGGTTCAACATACGCAACTCCGGATAAGTCCATGAGTAAGAGTACTCAGCCTAGAGTGCTTACTGCTTCTTTTGGGGATGGTTATGAGCAGAGAATAGTTGATGGTATCAATAGCATCAATGAAACTTATTCTTTATCTTTTAAAACCCGTCCCAAAGAAGTCATAGATGATATAGTAGCGTTCTTAGATACTAAAAAAAATGTATCTAAGTTTGTGCTTACAATTCCAGATACTAACGACGCTAATGGACAAGGTAATGCAGAAAAAGACGTAAAAGTAGTGGCAACAAACTATTCAGTAACATACGACTATGAAAATTTTTATAGTCTTTCACTATCATTAAAAAGAGTATACGAAGCATGAGTAACTTAATAGCAACAGATGCGCAATCCTTAGAGGTTGATTCAGGTTTAATAGATTTATTTCAATTAACTTTACCTAATGGAACTACTCTTTATTTACACCCAGGCTTGGATTCTGCCTTAGATGAAGTAAGATTTAGAGATAAAAAAGCTCCGTACACAGTTAGAGAATACGATGCTCTCCCTATGATAATTGACGGTTTAGATGTTCAAGCCGATGGAGCACCTTCTCGACCTACTTTAACAGTAGCTAATATAGGCACGCTGTTTAGTTCTTCTTTAGACGGCTTTAAAAATGATGATTTAGTAGGTCAAAGAATAGTAAGAAGGCAAACTCTTCAAAAGTATTTATACCCAACCAGCAATTCTAGCCCTCCTGTAGAGTTTAGGACACAGGAGTATATTATAGATAGAGTAGCTTCTGAAACACCTATAAGTGTTACATTTGAGGTGGCAGCTCCTTTTGATTTAGAAGGCATCAAACTGCCCAGAAGAGTAGCGGTAGGCAAGTACTGTAGTTGGCAATACCAAGGACATGATAAAGGTAAAGGAGGAGGTTGTACATGGAAGCAGAATAGTACTTATAACTATAAACATATTCCTTCAACGGGTGACCCTACGGTTTTTTCTCATACTGCCTTCTTTGACTTTGATGATAGACCTTTAGTAGCACATTCTACCACTTTTGATGATTATAGCGCGAGTACAGCCTATACCACTGAAAGCTATGTTAGTGATGATAATAAAAAATGGTTATGTATTATTGCAGGAACAGGGAATACTCCTTCAGTAACTTCTGCATATTGGAAACAAGTTTTTACTTGGACAGTCTATAGTGCGAGTTATTCATACAGCAAAGGAGCTTTAGTTAAACATTTAAATACTATTTGGAAATCTACACACGCCGCTAATCAGAATAATACCCCTGATTTTGGTTCAGGGCACTGGGTTCGAGAAGAGGTATGTGGAAAAACTTTACAATCTTGCAAGGCAAGATACGGAGCGATACCGGCAGTTAAAACTTCAGCAAATCAAAATCCTTCAGGCAGAACTAATAGAAGTGCTAGACTACCTTTTGGATCTTTTCCAGGAACAACAAAGTTTTAATATGAACACAGAAGAAATAGAAAAGCATTTTGAAAGCTGCTATCCGAAAGAAGGTTGTGGCGTAGTAATAGCAGTAAAAGGTAGAAAAGAGTGGGTGCCTTGTGACAATGTCTCAGAAGAGGACGACAGTTTTGTTATAGACTCAAAGCAGTATATAGCAGCAAGTAGAAAAGGGGATATAATAGGAATTGTACATAGCCATCCCGACGCTTCTTCGGAGCCGAGTGAAAACGATAAAAAATACTGCAATACCTTAGGGATACCTTATTATATATTCAGCTATCCGGGTATGGAACTAACACTTGTGGAGCCCGAAAGAGAGAAAAAGTCTTTATATGGTAGAGAGTATGAGTTTGGAGTTAATGACTGTTTCGAAGCAATGAGAGACTATCTTTCTTCTCAAGATATACAGATACCTACTAGAGCTGCTTTTGAGGATGATTGGTGGGAAAAAAGTTTGGATTATTTTACAGACGAAATAATTAAAGACTACGGATATGTTAAAGTAGAAGATGGGAATATGCAAAAAAATGATGTAATTATTTTTACAATACAAGCTAATGTAGGTAATCACTGCGGTGTTTACTTAGGTGAAGATTTATTTTTTCATCATGCAGAAAAAAGAATTTCTTGCAGGGAGAACTTATACCCTTTCTGGAAAAAGTATATAACAGGAGTTTATCGTCATGCAGCGTAATATTTATTTACAAGGAGAATTAGGAGAGCGATTCGGTAGAAAGTTTGTAGTAAATACAGATGACTATGCAGAAATATTTAAGTGTATAAATGCTAATCGTCCTGATTTTTTACCTTATCTTAGAAAATGTCATGAAGAAGATATAGGCTTTATTTTAGACACAGAGGAGGGAGAGGTAGAGCATGAAGATTTATTAGTTCCTGTGATAAAAGGAGATATAACGTTGGCAATTGCTCCCGCCGGTTCAAAAAAGGGCATTACAAAAATACTTGCTGCAATTGCTATTATTGCTGTTATTTATTTTACGGGAGGCTTTGCAGGTTTGGGAATAGGGGGAGCGCCCGTGGGAATGGGCACTGGACTTACTGCAGGCGGGATGACAGCAGTGGTGCCGACAACTGGTTATTTTGTTACGGCAGCCGGAGGACTAACCCTTGCAGGTAGTATGACAGTGCTGTTTGCAGCTAATTTAGCTCTTATGGGTATACAGCAAATTATGGCTCCTGACCCGGCCATAGATAAAAACGATGGAACTACAAACTATCTTTTCTCAGGAGGGGCGAGTAATGCCAAAGAAGGAGATCCTATACCGCTTCTTTATGGAGAATTAAGAGTACCTGGTAGACCTATTTCAATTGAAGTGGTTCAAGGAAGTAGTACTGCTCAAAATATTGATAATATTTATGTGGATGCCAATGGCGGCGTTCACGGTATAGACGTAAATGTTGCAGACATAGCATAAAGGAGAAATAGATGTTCGATCAAAGTCACTTAAACCCATTAGGCTTTAATTTACTACAACAATATGATAGAGGCGATAAACAGATAATTTCTGTAACAGACCTTATTTCAGAAGGGCCTATCTATGGTTTGGTAGATGCTCAAGCTTCTGTCTATCTTAATGATGATAGAGCTGCGCCTTTAAATCAAGGTGCAAATCCTTATAATCAAACAGGCGCTTTGGTACAGCTTACTAGCGGCTCCACAAGTGCAACAGTAACTAATTCTACTGCTAGCCCTATTATTGAATCAACAACTGGAGACAAATATTTAATTGTACGCGCAGTACATACAGTCTATGGAACTGCTAGTAATGGCTCTACAAGTGATATAAATGCTAACACAACAGCACTTCTTACAGCTAATAATAATTTTTTTAATGATACTATGCTGTCAGAACCTTCGGCAGATATTTCTACAACAGTACCCGTCAACCTAAGACTCGTGACCACTTCTAGTGCAGGACAAGTTTCAATGGAAGGAACTCTTTTAAGTAGGAGTAGCCAAACCTTAGCAGAATTTATGCCCGGAGCTACAATGCCTTCAGGTTTAATAGTTCCAGATGGTACTTACTATATAACTGTAGATAGAATTGTAAAAATTTCTAGTATTTCAGGAGCTACTATAACATTAGCGGCTGCTTGGCCTTACTCTACTATGACCTGCGCTTTTGATGTTACAGGAGCAATTGTATTAAACGCAGATATTATGAATCAAACAAGGGTTAAAAAGTACAAGGGTGTAACTTCCCAGTTTCGAGTAGGTACTTTAAATCAAGAACCTTTTACAGGCACAGGAGGGGTAGGTTCTACTTCTATAGTAAACTCTCCTGCTAGTGGAGGAAGTTTAGAGTTAAGCGCAGGACACGGAGGCACACAGCAACCTAAAGTTTTGACCGGAAGTGCTCAAACAGGCTTTAACTTATCTGCAGCACAAATACAAGAAGTAGATGAAGTTTCTTTTACTATTTCATATCCGGGAGGGCTTACTGCCATAGATACCGATGGTAGTGACAGAACAACTTATGCAACCTATAAAGTTGAGTTGGCTATAAAAAAACCCGGAGAAAGCAGTTTTGATAGCTATATCACTCTACACGATCCTTTTATAAATTCCGGTATGACTAAAAATGGAATTAGCTTTGTAAGGCCTATAGACCTTGGTAAGTATAGACCTTTTATTGATTTTAGAGTAAAAGTATCTAGAACAAGTAATCACACTGGAGACGGGTATTCTGCTGTAGGGGTTGTTTCAGGTGATTGGCAGATGTCAGCACAATCTTCTTTGTCCACTACTACTGCTATAATTAAAGAAGTCTTGACACACCCTTACTCAGCTATGGCTAAAACTACTTTTGATACTAAACAGTTTCAAAGTGTTCCAACTCGTTCTTTCCATGCAAAAGGTATAAAAGTCTTAGTACCTTCAAATTATATAACTAGAGATCAAGCTAGTAATGGTATAGCGAATTATAACCGTAATGTTTCTACAGGTGCTATAGAAACTTCTTATCAGGACTGGAACGGTGCTTTCGCAGGAGAGCCAGTATACACTAATAATCCTGCATGGATTTTTTATGATATTTTAACTAATAATAGATATGGTTTAGGAGACTTTTTAGAAGCAACAGATATTGATAAGTATTCTTTGTATAGAATTGCAAGATATTGTGATGAACAGGTAGCAGACGGCAAAGGAGGGCTGGAGCCTAGGTTTACGGCTAATCTTTATCTTACCAAACAATCAGATGCTTACAAAATATTAAAAGACATATCTACTATTTTTAGATCAATGTTATACTTTTTTGACGGACAGTTGCTGCCTGTAGCGGATGCTCCTAGCGGGCCTGTTTATAACTTTACAAGTGCAAATGTGATTAATGGTGAGTTTAGCTATGAAAGTACAGGCAGTAAAACTAGGGTTAACCAAGTAATTGTTACATGGATAAATCCTGATGCTAACTATAAAGCAGAACCCCTAATAGTAGAGGATAGGTTAAATATAGCCGAAACAGGAAAAATACTGTCTCAGACAGCTGTGGCTATGGGAGCAACTTCTGAGGGGCAAGCTCTTAGATACGGTCGTTGGAAGTTATGGACTGCTGCTAATCAACGAGAAGTAGTAACTTTTAGCACTGCTTTAAATGGTGCTTTTTTAGCTCCTGGAGATGTTATTAATATTCAGGACCAAAATAGATTTGCTGTTCGTATAGGTGGAAGAATCTCTAATACAGGATCGCGCAGTACCACTACCATTCCTTTAGATAATGCAACCAATTTAAACAGTGGTAGTGATTATATATTATCTGTACTCTTTACGGAGCCAGGAGCGTTCGCTACATCCGAAGTAACAATAAATACTAAAACATATAAAGCAGGAGATCTAATAACACATGCATTTATAGATGGAGATGGAGATGGTGGATCAACAGGTAATGGCACTTATACTCTTCAAGCTATTGATACTGAGCAAAAGGCTCAAAATGCTAAAACAACAAATTCTGGAGCCGATGCTTTAGTCCTTACTTGGAGCGACACAACTCGTATAGAAAGTAGAGAGGTCCCTACAACGTCAGGTTCAGTAAACACTATAACTGTTAAAACTACAGGCAATAATGAAGAAGGTAATCCGAATACAGCCTTTAGCAGCGTACCTGAAGCTGATAGCATCTGGGTGCTTACAGAAAAAGTAAACAAGCTAACAACAACAAGCTCTGCTAAACAGTATAAAATTCTAGCCTTAAATGAGTCTTCCAAAGGTCAAGTAGATATCTCAGCAGTTGAGTACTATGATGAAAAGTTTGCAGCAGTTGATGAAGATTTTGCTACTTTTGTAGCAGATACAGTATATCCTCCAGTAACAGCGGATAGTACAATTCCTGTGCCTTTACATGTGGCTTCTTCTAATTCAATTAAGCCTGATAAATCGGGGGAAGAGTTGCGTATTTATTGGGAAGCCCCTGAGAATGTTGGAGGTGTTGCAGGCACATATGAACATTTAAAAGGTTTTGAGATTACACATAACTTTCCAGAAATAGAAAACCCTATTCGAATATCAGACCCTAATACACGGTTCTGGACACCTTCAAATATACAAAACTTAGTACCTGGAAAATATGAGGTTGGTGTAAGAACTATAAATACTCTTGATAACTTATCTGATATTGTTACTATAAGTGTTTCGGTAACAGATAGATTTAAGGACGGCAGCCTTACCCGAGCCCCTTTAGGACTCCCTATAGGAGGAACTTGCAGTACTACTACTCAGTTGTCAGATGCTGGAATTTTTTCGTTCAAAAAAAATGTATATGGATTTTTGTCTCCTCAAAAAGTCGCTTCTTCATTCATTACAAATACTAGTACAAATGCGGGAACATATCAATTAACTATTGATGATCTGCCTACAATTACATGGACTGGTTCAGACGTAGCTGGAGAGTTTATATCTGAGCATCATTATATAGCAATGAGACCCGGCATAAGCGCTAGTGTTATGAAACTTCTTAAATATAATAAAGAAAATTCTTATAATATACCTTATTGGTTTGATGCAGGAGACGGAACCGAGCTAAATGGTACGTCTAATATAACAGGGACAATTCAGCCCTCTACTTCTACCGTCATTACAGGGTCAAGTACTGAATTTCTAACAGATTTAGATATAGGAGCACTTTTAGTAGTAAAGATGCCCGTAGCAGGGGGCCTTATAATAGGGCAGACTTATACTATAGTATCTGGTACGGGATTTACTGGATTTGGGGCAGCTGATAATAATGTAGGCACTTCTTTTGTTGCTACGAGTGCCGGTACCGGTAGCGGAGTCGTTAGTCAAGCAGCGAGAGTATCCTGTGTATATAGTGATACAGTAGTGTATATAGATAGACCTATTAAAATCTTTTCGAACAGTACGGCAGCTACAAATAATTATCATTTTAACTATGCCAATGATACTTTAATTGCAAGAGTATACAAAACAAGTGCTGGATATAATAAGATTGGTTTTATATCTATAGATGATAGTCTTGCTGCAGCGATGGAGCGTTCTTTATTCAACAAAGTCGCCAATGGCGGCGCAGCTAGTGCTTATAATGCTACTGCAGGTACTTTTGACAATCCCGCTGAAAACGCGGCTACTGGCTGGCAAACTGCCTTGCCTTCTTTGGATAATAATAATGATATTATTTATGTTATAACAAGAATTTTTACAGAGGATGGGCAAGCCCCTCAACAGGCTGAATGGTCAGCTCCTTCTGTATATTCAAGAAGAATAGACGGTTTAAATTCTCTAACAGGAGTCTTAACTGCTAGTCAATATGCTGTTCCTTACGGAGATGATAACGAAAATAGTGATGTGATTACTTTCACGGCAACAGCCGTTAATTTTGTTTCGGGAGTAAATAGAACTTATAAGTTTTATGTAAATGGTACTCTTAGTACACAAACCGGTCATACTGTTACAAACCAAAATGATCAACAAACATTTGTTCTTGCAGCAGATAGTACTATTAAGCCCGCAAACGGTGAACAAACAACAATAAAAGTGGAGATTATTCAAGGAAGCATTACTGTTGAGGACTCTACTACTATTTATGGAGTTAAAAATGGATCTGATGCTTTTACAGTTATTTTAACGAATGAAACTCATGTTGTTCCTGCGAGTGAGACAGGAGCTGTATTAAATTATAATAACTCAGGCACAGATATAAGAGTCCTACAAGGGAGTACGTTTCTTACCTATGATGACAGCTCACCATATGCACCAAGTACTTTTAGAGTAACAGCAGCATCCCCTGATAGCACTATATCTCCATCTACAACTATTTCTACAGAGGGTGTCAATGGTACCGATGATAACACTAGAAGATATGGAAATGCTAGTAGTATGACGGCACGAAATGCTTCTATCGTTTTTACAATAATAGCACAAGATGCCGCAGGAGTATCCCATACTCTTACTAGAACGCAAACTTTTACAAAAGCTTACGCAGGTACATCCGCAAAAGTAGTAAATCTAACAGCGAATAAATATGTTATTAACCACAATGTAGATGGCAATGACGGAAATAATACTAGTGATATTACTTTTACAGCTACAGCTAAAAACATAACGGGTGAAAGAACTTATAAGTTTTATGTAGATAATATTATAATTGGAACAAGCTCTCCCGGTACTCAAACTAATTCTGATAATTCTGTTACCTGTGCGCTACCTGACGCTTCGGAACCCGCAAGTGGTACACAAAAAACAATAAGAGTAGATGTAGAACAGACGGGCACGGGTCTTGTTGCCTCAGATTCTACATCTATATATGGAGTCCAAGACGGTGAGGAT